CGGTTCCTCGGCGACGCGGCGGTTCTGGCGGGCGTGGATGATGGTGATCACCCCGTCCTTATTCAAATTCGATACGCTATCGCTGCGCTGCTTCAGCGCTAGAATCCCGCAATGTTTCGCCGGGCCGCCGCGGACCATGCGGAACAGGGCGATGTCGCCGGGCGCGAGATCGGCGCGGTCGATCTCGGTTAGGTGCCGTGACAGCGCCTTATATAATGTCTCCTGGCCCGTGGCCTCGGCCCAGTCGGGTGCGTAGGCCGGCGGCGCCTCGGCGTCCTCGCCATGCAGTTCGCGCCAGACGCCGCGCAGCAGGCCGAGACAGTCGCAGCCGGCGCCGCGGACACTCGCCTGGTGGACATAAGGTGTACCGATCCAGCGCCGCGCGAGGGTGACGATGTCAGTTTCCATAGCGGCTGCCTCCATCGAGGATTTGCGACGCGGCCGGCGCCGACAGCACGGCGTCATTGCCGGGCATGTAGGGAAAGCCGCGAAAATTGATGCCGTTGGCGAACTTCGCCTTGCAGGTCGTAAACTGCTTGTCGCAGCCGGCGATCAGCGTGACCGCATCGCCAGGCGCCACCGCCTCGCTCATCGCCTGCCACAATTCGATCGAGCCGAGCACGCCGTGACGCTTGATTTCCATCGCACGGCCGGCATTGGCGCCGGTGGTAAACGTCAGCTTGCCGCCGCCGAACCAGCCGACGGCATAGGTGTCGAGACCGACGACCGCGAAGCGCCGCGCGTCGATCACCGTGCCGACTGTGCCGCCCGCCGTGAACGCCGAAGACGAGATGTCCTTGCCGCAGCGTGCGTCGCCGAGATCGGCGTCGCAGGAATAGCCATAGGCGCGGCCGACCGGCTGGTTGAGGCGGTGCGCCAGGCCGCGCACCTCGGCGCTGAAGCCGGTCGCACCGCGCCTCACCTCGCCGAGACTGCCCTTGCGCAGCAAAACGCGCTGCGCCGCCGCCGCCCAGTTGACGCGCCAGATCTCGATGGCCGCGTCGTCGTAGAGGCCCGCCGCGAGATCGGCTTCGTTGAGCGTCGCAGAGCTCAGCGCCCCCAGCACGGTGAGATTGTCGACCGCGAGGCCAGTAGAGGACTGCACCTCGCTGGCGGTGAAGCCGCTGACGGCTTCATAGGCGAGGCCGTCGAAGCTCAGCGGCGCATCGTGATCGGTGAAGCCCTGCAGCACGCCGTCGCGGCGCAGGATCCGCCAGCACCAGCACAGCGTGGTGGTGCCGGAGTCGAGATGGGCCTGCAGCCCGTCGGGGAAGGTTTTCATAGCTTGACCTCGACCAGCGGGATGTTGGGAAGCTCGCCGGCGGCGAAATTGGCGAGGTTGACGGCGAGCGTGTCGGTGTCGAAGCGCACCGGCGTGTCGAATTCGAAACCGGCGGTGAGCGCTGCGCCGGTCGCGGGCGCCGCCGTGAAGGTGACGAGGCCGGTCGTGGTGTCGACGCTGAAGCCCGTGATGTGCTCGCTGCCGGCGATAGCGAGGCGCAGCGTGCCGGCGACCGGCTTGGCGATGGTGCGCGTCCAGCTGGCGGGACCGGAGGCATAGGTCTTGCTCAGCTGGAACGCGGTGGTGTGACCGTCGCCAGTGCCGAGCGCCTGGTCGAGCGGCGAGACCGCGGCGCCGGGCGCACAGGACTTGAAATCGCTCCAGTCCTTGAAGCGAAAGCCGGCGAGGCGGCCGAGGCGCGCCTCGAAAAAGGCGATGACGGCATGCAGCTCGTCGAGCGAACGCACGCCATAGCCGGCGTCGTAGCGGCGGCGCGAACCGGCCCACACCGCGTTGCGCTCCTCGAAGCCGGAGCCGAGCGTGACGATCTCGGTCTTGCGCTCGGGCCCGCCGGTGGAGTGGAAGGCGACGGCGGTCGGGAAACGGATTTCGTGGAACATGGTCAGAGATTCCTCTGTCCGCGCGCCAGGGCGCGGCTCAGCATGGCGGCGATCTGCGATTGCGATTTCAGGAAGCTCGGCGCGTCCGGCGTCTGGACGTTGAGCGTGATGGCGGCGCCGCCGAGGGCGCTGTTGGGAGCGATGGCGCCGGCGGCGCCGGGCGTGAAGAGCTCCGGCCCCTGTTCGCCGACGAGATAGGGCGTGCCGGCATCGACCGGGCCGCCGGCGGCGCGCGCCCCGCCGATGGGCAGCAGCGAGCCCGCGATCTGCGTCAGCACGCTCTCGATCGGCTTGACGATGAACTGCGTCGTGGCGATGCGGTCGAAATCCGACAGGATCGCGGTGACCAGCGTGTCGAGCGAGGCTTTGCCGGAGAGCACGGCGCGCGCGATGGTGTTCTCCACCGAGGTGAAGCTGCGCGTCACTGCGGTTTCGATGGCGGCGGTGGCGTTCTGCACCGGGCCGCCGACGAAATCGGAAAGCGCGGACGCGGCGGCGCCGAGCGTCTGGTCGAGAGGCGTGTCGGTCATGTTTCAGACTCTTTGGTTGGCGCGCAATCTCGCGATTGCGCTCGGTCCGGGTGTTGCGACAACAGGTGTTCGAACGCGCCGCGGCCGAGCGGCATGGCGCGGCGCTGTGGCGCGGTGAGGACGCGCCATTCGGGCAGCGACAGCGCCCAGAAGGTGCGCGGCGAAAGCTTCAGCGCGACCAGACCGAAACTCAGCCAGTCGCGCCAGCAAAAGGGCCGCCGCCGCCCTCCCCGGACGGCGCCAGGCCCGCGGCGTCGAAGGCGGCGGTGACGGCGGCGACCAGCGTGCCCAGATCGCAGGGCAGGCGCAGCACGTCGGCGGGGCCGAGTTCGTGGCCGCCGCCGCGCAGCAACGCCGCCGCAACGACGGCGAGGTCGGCGGCGCGCACGGTCTTCAGGCGGCTCGCGACCTCGGACAGGTTGGCGAGGCCGAGACCGTCCTCGATCTCGGCGAGCGCGCCGAGGGTGAGCAGCAGGCGGTATTGTCGGCCGCCGGTTTCCAGTGCGGCTTCGCCTCTAATCCTGTTCATGGTAGTTCTCTTTCGAAGTTCGGCGCGAGCGTTGAGATGCGTGGCAAATATTGGCTTCTCTTCGTTTTCTACGCTGGGTTTTTGTTTTGTGTATTCGGAGCGTTCGCTGGCTTGGCCTGGTTGGTCGGCGCATGGCGCGCCGTCACTGAAGCCGGGTGGACCCTTTCCCTGATGGTCGGCCTTTCCATTTTCTTCAGCCTGATATTGATCGCAGCCGAAATGTGCGACGCGCGAAGAAAAGATAGAACCTAAAGCGCCGCGAAGATCAGCGCGCCGGCGCTGGCGAGCGAGAGCGAGAGTTTCAGCTCGCCGTCGTAAGGGCCGTCATAACTCAGCGCGGTGAGCTTGAAGGGGCCGGTGACGGTGCCGAAGCTCGGGATCACGACCTGGAAATTGCCGCAGGCCTGGTTGAAGAAGGCGCTGCGCAGGCTGGCATCCGAGGCCGCGTCCTTGAAGACGCCCGAGCCGGAGAGCGACGCGGTCTTGACGCCGCCGCCGGCCAGCAGCTCGCGCCACTGGTCGGCGGAGTCGGCGCTGGTGACGTCGATGGTCTGGGCGTTGAACGCCAGCGTCGTGGCGCGCAGCCCGGCGACGGTGGTGAACACTTCCGGCGAGGCGCCGTCGCCGAGCTTGATGAGCAGGTCTTTGCCTTTTTGGGCGGACATGAAAGTTTCTCCTTCAAAAAATCGTCACGTTTGCGGTTCCAGAACCGCTCGGAATTTCAGCTGCGCGTGCACGGTTTCGCCGTCGGATTCGCGCGACGAGTCGCTTTCCAGCCAGCGCAGGTCGATCAGCGTCTGGCCGTCGATGACGAGTTCGGCGCCGTTGAGCGCCGCGATCACCGCTTCGGCGGCGAGGCGCGTCTCGCGGCGGCCGGCGGCGCGCGACCAGATGTGGATGGTCAGCGCATGGGCGCTGCCCGGTTCGGTCGCGGTGCTCCAGTCGCTCTCCTTGTCGTCGCCGATGACGATGTAGGGAAATGCCGTGCCGCGCGGCACGGCGTCGAACAGGCGCGGCGGATCGCCGACGGCGTCCAGGACGGCGCTGTCGGCGGTGAGCGTGGCGAAGATCGCCTGCTGCAGGGCCCAGCTTGCGGCGCTCATGGCAGTTCCTCGCATTGCAGAATGAGATAGGAGGCGTGGCTGCCGGGATCGAGCACGCCGTGGAGGCGGAACAGGCGCGCGCCGACCTGCAGGCGCTGGCCGGCGGCGAGATCGCTGCGGCGGCGCAGCACGATGCGGTGGCGAACACGCGACTCCAGATGATCGGCATTGGCCGTGTCGGTGGCCGAGAGCGCCTCGATGCCGATCCAGACGGTGGCGAAGGCGGTCCAGCTTTCGGCGAAACCGCCGCCGCCATCGGGCGCAAGCGTGAGCGCCAAGAGCGTGGCGCGCTGGTTCAGTTCTGAGAGCATGGCAAATTCCTTCACCACGGCGCGCAGCGGCGCGTCATGGCGTCTTGTGTCGAACGGTTGGCGGCAGGGGCGGCCGGAGCCGCTATGGGATCAGGGCGGCGGACCGACGCTGCAGGGGCCGGGCGTCCCGCCCCGGTCGGCGAAGGACGAGAGCGCGGACACGTCCGCGAAGGTGACGCCCTGCGTTTCGGTCTCGAATTGCGCCGCGGCGGGCAGGCTTCCGACCGCCGCCTGGCACATCATCCGCGCCAGCCGCGGCGTATCGGGGATCGCATCGTAAAAGCCGTAGATCGACCAGACGTGACGGTCGGCGGTACGTCCCGCGAGCATGTAGACCACGTCCGCCGGGTCGACTCGGGTCAGGCTGGGGGCACCGGCGGTTCTGCTGACGACGAAGCCGCTCACCAGTCGGCTTGCGGCGGCGGGCCGCAACGTGGTGGCCAGGATGGCTTCGAAATTCTCTCCCGCGGTCCTGGGCCACGCGCTCATGTCGTCGGCGCGAACCACGAAGCGCAATGTCCCGATCGAGACCGATGCCGCGGCACAGCGTGGGTCGTCGACCTTGAGGCCAAGGTGGTGGTTTTTCATCTCGCGCGTCATGCCGACGATGATGGTCATGCTCAGTGCCTGTCCGGAATTCGCGTCGGTGACGGCAAAAGACAAGGGCTTGGCGGCGGTCGAGCCGGCCGTGCCGCAATCCTCGGCCGCGGCCGCCAGGGGAAGCGGGGCGAAGAGCAATGCCAGGACGAAGTATCGGATGCTTTTCATTGTCGGGGTTCCCACGGCCGCCAGCCGAAGCAGCGGACCATAAAGTCGCGGCGCAGAGCAAGGGATCAGAGCTTGAGCATTCGATACGGCGCCAGCAGTGCCAGGCAATCGCGCGGCAGTTCGGCGGGCGCTTCGCCGCGATTCTCGTAGAGAAAGGCGACGAGCGCGAGGATCGCTTCGGCGAGCGGCGACGGCACCGCGGCCGCGAGGCTGCCATAGCCGGACGTGAAGGCGACGGCGACGGCGTTGACGCGGCGCAAATTCGTGGGCGGCGAGACATTGGCGTTGAGCGCCACGCGCGACGACGCCGTATCGACGAGATAGCAGCCCGGATCGAGCACGTGCGGCGTGTCGTCGGGCGCGTAGACGGTGAGCGCCGTCACCGCCTGCAGCGGCGGCAGCGGCACGGCGACGATCCCGTCGCACGGCCAGGCGTCGAGCCACAGGATCCAGCTCTGCGTCATCAGGGCGCGGCCGGTGTGCCATTCGGCGCGGGCCCGCGCGGCGGCGATCAGCGCCGAGATCAGCGTGTCGTCGTCGGCGGTGTCGACTTTCAGATGCGCCTTGGCCTGGGTCAGCGTGACGAGCTCGATGGCGGGCGGCGTGATGAGTGTGAGAGGCATGGGAGATCCTGGCGAATTGCGGGTAGCGAGCAGGACAAAGCGAGTAGCGAGTAGCGAATAGCGAGTAGGGACAAGCCCTATTCGCCATTCGCTATTTCGCCATTCGTCAGCTGACGGCGAACTTCATCAGCTTGATCGCTTCGAAGTTCTGCACGCCGCCGCCGACGCGCTTGGTGGTGTAGAACAGCACATAGGGCTTGGCCGAATAGGGATCGCGCAAGGTGCGGATGCCGACGCGGTCGACGACAAGATAGCCGCGCGCGAAATCGCCGAAGGCGATCGAGTACGAGCCCGACGCGATGTCCGGCATGTCCTCGGCCTCGGCCACCGGATAGCCCAGCAGCGTCGGCGGCTGGCCGGCGCTGGCGCCGGGCGACCAGATGTAGTTGCCGGTCGAGTCCTTGAACCTGCGCACGACGCTTTCGGTCTTGCGGTTCATCACCCAGGTGCCGTTGGCGCGATAGGCCTGTTTCGGCGCATAGGCGAGGCTCACCAGCGTGTCGGTCGGGTTGGACGACGCGAACGCGCCGTCGGCGCCCGACGCGACATAGCCGAGCTTAGTCCAGGCCCAGGAGGCATCGGCGACGATGGTCTCGCTGAGGAAGCCCTTGGGCTGGGTCGTGCCGTTGCCGGAGACGAAGGCGGCGCCTTCCTGCTCGGCAAAGACGATCTGGACCTCGCCGGCCAGCCATTGCTCGATGTCGACGGCGCTGTCGTCGAGCAGGGTCGGCGTCGCGGCCGGCATGGCGTAGAGCTCCATCGCCGGGAAGTCGATCACCGCCAGCGTCGGCGTACCGGTCTGCGGCCGCGCGTCGGTCTCGGCGACCCAGCCGGTGGCGGCGCCGGCCGTGGCGATGGGCTTGCGATAGACGTTGCCGCCGATCTGGCGCACCGTGGCGATGGCGCGGATCGGCGAGGCCTTGGCCAGCACGCGGTCGATGGTGGTCTCGATCTCCAGCGGCACGGTGTAGCCGCCGTCGGCATTGCTGCCGGCCGAGAGCGCCTTCAGCTCCAGCGCGTCGACGCCGGCCGCGTCGCCCTTGCGGACATAGCGGTCGAAGGCGGCTTTGCGCTCGACGGCATCGCGGTCGGGCGCCGCCTTGCGCTCGCCCGAGAGCGCCGGGCGGGCGGCGGCGAGCGTCAGTTCGTCGAGGACGCGCTTCTGCTCGTCGAGCGCCTTGTCGATGCGCGCGACCTTGTCGTCGGCGACGACGTCGGCCGAGCGGCGTTCGAGGGCGCCGAGACGCGCGTCATTGGCGTCCTTGAAGCTTTCGAAGGCGCGCAGGAAATCGTCGAACGCGTCCTTGATCTCCGGCGTCGCGGCTTTGGTTTCGTAGTCCATGTGGTCTTTCTCCTTGGTGATGAGGGGGCGAATAGCGAGTAGCGAATAGCGAGTAGGGACATCCCTATTCGCTACTCGCCATTCGCTATTCGCTTCGTTGCGGAACGGATGACATTCGAGAGGGTCTCCTTCTTCCCGATCCCCGTGACCTCGCTGCCGGCGAGCAGGGGGAAGGTGACGACGGAGATCTCCCACAGGTCGATCTCCAGGAGCGTGCGGACGCCGCTGCGCGCGTCGCGCCTGGCCTGCACGGCGCGAAAGCCGATCGACAGGCCGTCGAGCGCGCCTTGCGCGATCAGGGCGCCGACCTCGGCGGCGCGTTCGACGCCCTCGGCGAGGCGGCCGCGAACGACAAGGCCGCGCGAATCCTCGCGGATCTCCTCCCAGACGCCGATCGGCTCATGCGCGAAATGCTGGTAGAGCATGCGCACGCGCGCCGGCGGGCGCTTCTTCAGCGAACGGGTGAACGCCCCGGGCGCGACGATGTCGCCCGCCCCGTCGGCCACGTGGAAGAGCGAGGCGTAGCCTTCGAACTCATCGCGGCCGAGCGCTTCGATCAGCGCAGGCGTAGTGGTGCGCGCGAGGCGGGGCCTCACGTGTCGGATGACGGTCATGTGTGGGTCTCCACCCGCCCTCAGGGAGAGGGCGCGTTTTTGTCCAGTTTGTTCTCGATGCGGTCGAGCGTCTGCTTCATCGCGGCGACCTGGTCTTCGAGCACGGCGACCTGCTCGATGGCGGCCTGGTCGCGCGACACGGTGCGCTCGAGGTCGGCGATGCGCTCGGCCGCCGAGCCGGCCCAGAACAGCGCGCCGGCGGTCTGCAACAAAAAAGCCGCCACGAGGGCGGCCGGGATTTTCTTGTCCAGCGCGGGCTGGATACGTTCGGTGAGGGTCATGGCTTGTCCGTGGAGTCTCCCTCGCCCCCGCGAAGCGGGGGAGAGGGCCGGGGTGAGGGGGTGCTCAACGCATGCAATACCGTCGCCAGCACCACATCGAAATTTCCGCCCAGGTATTCGTTCTTGAAGCGGAGAACCTCATAGCCCTGGATCCGAAGGAACGCATCGCGCGCGGAATCGTAGCCTTGCCTGTCGTCATGCAGCTTGCCGTCCAACTCCACAATAAGCTTGCGTTCGACGCACACGAAATCGGCGATGTACGGGTCTATCAGATATTGCCGCTTGAATTTGTAGCCGCCCAGTTTTCGGTTGCGGACTGCGGACCAGAAGAGCTCTTCCATGGCGACCGGTTCATGCCGCATTTCGCGTGCGCGCGACCGGTTCGTCGACCGCGATTTGCGTTCGGACATTCTCCTGGATGTCACCATCCCCCTCACCCCGGCCCTCTCCCCCACTGTGTGGGGGAGAGGGAGACGTATACAGCATGTCATGGCGCAACATCCCCCGCCCTGGTCGGTCCATAGCCCGCGGCGGCGCGTTTTTCGTCCTGGGTGAGGAACGTCGCCTGGTTGAGGCGGTCCCAGACGCTTTCGCGCTCCACCGCCAGCGCATCGACGCTGTCGGCGTCGTAGGAGAGGCGCAGGCCCGTGCCGAAGCGCGGCCCGAGCCAGCGCGTCAACCCGCTGGCGGTGCGCGCCACCAGCGGCAGCACGGTCTGGCGCCAGAAATTCAGATTGGCCTCGGCATAGTTCGAATAGGTGTTGTCGCCCGGGATGCCGAGCAGCATCGGCGGCACCCCGAAGGCCAGTGCGATCTCGCGCGCCGCGACGTCACGGGTGTTGGAGAAATCCATGTCGGCCGGCGTGTAGCTCATCGACTTCCAGTCGAGGCCGCCCTCCAGCACCATCGGCCGCCCGGCATTGCCGGCGCCCTGATAGGCGTCTTCGAGCTCGCGTTTGAGGCGCGCGAACTGGTCGTCGGTCAGGCCCGGCGCGCCGTCGGGGCCGCTATAGACCAGCGCGCCGGACGGCCGCGCCGCGTTGTCGAGCAGCGCCTTGGTCCATTGCGCGCCGGCATTGTGGACCTCGATGGCGGTGGCGGCGGCCTCGACCGGCGACAGGCCGTAATAGTCGTCGAGCGGGTGGAACAGCGTGGTGTGCAGCACGGGCAGGAAACCCGTTACGGCCTCGCGCGCGATGCGCGTGGTGCGGCCGTCGACCGTGTAGTCGTAGGCGGCAGGCCAGCCGCGCGGACCCGGCACCACCGCGACGCGGTCGGGACGCAGCGTGTAGAGCGCGCGCACCGCGCCGCCGGCGGAGGCGGCCTCGACATAGGCATTGCCGGCGCATTGCAGGAAGGAATACCAGCGCGCGAAAAAGGTGGCGCCGTCCTCCTCGGGGTTGGGGCGGGCGAGCAGCGCCAGCAGTGGATGCTCGGCGAGCTCGGCGGCGCCGTCATAGAGCAGGAACGGCACCGAGGCGGCGCTCTCGGCGATCATGCGCACGCAGCGATAGACGATCGCATTGGACAGCACGCCCTCGCGGGCGAGCGAGGCGTAGTTGCGCGGCGCCCAGCGCGCCCGCGCGCCGAGCGACAGGGCGATGAGGGGCGCGGATTTCTGCTGGGGTGGTTGGCGGCGGAGGAATTCGAACATGGTTTTTCCTTTCACCTCTCCCGTGTGGGAGGCGATTACAGCTTGGTGATCTTCGGATTGCCCTTGCGCACCGCCGGAAACAGATGCGCCAGGGCCCAGACCAGGGCGTCGAGGCGGTCGGGGCTCGCGCCGCTGCCGTCGTACTGGCACATCTGGTCCTCGAGCTCGGGCAGCGTGCCGACATGGTGCACGCGGCCGGCCTCGTAGAGCGCGGAGACCGGCGCGGCGCGGATCTTCTTGGCCCGCGTCGCATGCACCAGCGTCACCGGCAGATGCGGCGCGTCGTTGAGCAGCACCGCCTTGACCATGTCGCCGCCCTGGTTGGCTTCGGCGACGACGGCATCGGCCTGGTAATGCTCATAGGCGTCGGCGACGCGCGCCGCCCATTGGCCGGGCGTCAGACCATCGGCCGACAGGTCGGCGAGGATGTAGGCGTCGCCGTCTTTCTCTTCGTTGGACGAATCGCTCGCGCGTCCGGCGACGATTATGCCGCATTCGGCGCCGCCGGCGCTGGCCGGCGGATCGACCGCGACGACGATGCGGGCGAGCGCGGGCGCGGCGCGCACGCGGCCGTCCTCGATCCAGGCCCGGCGCCACAGCGCGGCATCGTTGTCCTCGATCAGCTCGGCGTCGAGCTCCTGGCGGCCGAGCCGCGAGCCGCCATAGCGGCGCTCCATCGTCGCCAGGAAGCCCGGCGCGAGGTTGCGGGCGTTGTCGGCGGTGCGGCTTGTCGTGGTCGCGACGTCGGGCGACGTCATCAGCTCCTCGAGCGCCGCTATGGCGCGCGGCGTGGTGGTGATCGCCATGCGCGGATCGTCGCCGAGGCGCAAGGCCATCAGCGCCATGTCGAGCGCGGCCTGCGGGTCGGCCCATTTGGCGAATTCGTCGGCCCAGATCGCATCGAACTGGTGGCCGCGGATGCCGTCGGGCTCGTCGGCCGAGAGCAGCGTGGCGACGGCGCCGTTCGACCATGTGACGCGATGGTTCGAGGGCTCGAACTGCGCCCCGGCGCTGACCGCCTTGAGACCCGAGACGCCCTCGATCATGACCGCACGCGCGTCGTTGAAGGTGGCGCCGATGAGGCCGATGCGTTGCATGGTGCCGTCGGCCACGCCTTGCGCGACCCATTGGGCGCCGCTACGCGTTTTTCCGGCGCCGCGGCCGCCGAGGAACAGCCAGATGCGCCAGGCGCCTTTCGGCGGAAGCTGCGCCCAGCGGGCGCGATAGATCCAGGCGGTTTCGAGGAAGATCGCTTCGTCATTGGTCAAGACCTTCAC